GGCATCCCCGCCGCCGAGGGGCAATGATGACTTCTATCACCGAAAGACCGTATGCAATCGACTTTAACCATTCGAATGGATCAGTCGGGAAAATTGACTTTATCTGGGGTCTGGAAACCAGCATGTCCCCCGTCGGAATTACCATCTGGCGCATGAAGGGGAAAACTGGGATCAAATTGTGCGAAGAGTTTGGTTTGTGGCCCACCTTCGGCGCCGCCCGCGAACGAGCTTTGGTGCTGGCGGAAACCTGTTTGGCGAACTCCCCGCTGCAAGATGTATTCGAAGGTCATATGGTTGAGCATCGATTTGCGTCGGGATGACCTGGTGGCTGCTTCAAACGGACGGTGATTGGGCCATTGCGGAGATCGCCGTCAATGCTTCCATCCAGCGCCGCCACCTCTGCCCTGGTCAGGTTTTTCCACTTGGCAATGGCGAACTCCCCCTTCAACACTGGGGTCGGGTGCATTACGCAACTCGACCCATAGCTATAGCCGTTTTCTTCCAGCCAGTGTTGAGCGGCATACAGCGCTTGGAAGGTGCCAGGCATTTCAAAAACTTTGATGAACATCGCAATGCTCCATGCGGGCGCCGCCCCCCGATGTCAGGACAGTGGCGAATAGGTTGGTGGTGGGCTATACGTGTTGACCGGCATGGGGTCGGCCAAGGAGTAGCAGAGTGGATTTCAACGATTTTAAGTTCGACGAAAATGGGTTCCGACAACAACTAGGTGTCAGAAGGTTTGACGTCAAAGCTGCCGTGACCAAGCTCTTGGAGATTGCTGAGCATTGGAAATATATCGGGCAACAGCATCTTGGAAATATTGTTTCGGTATCCGCAGTGCCCGAAGAAGGCCGCATAGATGGCGAAGTGCTTGGGAAGCAATTTTCCATTCGTTATGTAGCGTTCGGCCTTGAAGGGAATGGCGAATTGGAGGCATCGCTCAGTATTCAAGACTTAGCGACCGATAAAAATATTGAAATCAAGCGGTTCTTGATTTCGAAAAATGGGACATTTCTTTCGCTGGACGGGCAAGAGCTCATCAGCCCAGAGGTTCCCGACTCGGGCTATAAGATGCTGATTGCGGTTGTCCGCAGCGTTATGACCGCCTCCTCAAAGTCGTGACCATGCGTCATCTGCCCCTATAACTTCATCCTGTGCTTTTTGACGGATTTTTCAGTAGGGTTTTTCGATGGGGTTCCAGCGCCACGGGTTTTACTCTTTTGATTTCGTGGCGCTGAATTGAATCAGGCAGAGAAACTACCCAGCGATAATTTGGCCGCTGTGCCAATCTTCTCTTCCAGCACTGCTTTGAACTCCTGAGCAATTTCCTCGCGCTGAACTTCTTCGCCAACCCATCGCAATTTCAGCACCGGCACGGAGCCGCTTGTAATGACCGAAATGCGCAGTGTGATCTGCTGTTCTGTCAAACCCTCGAACGGTACGACATGGAAGTGCAAAGCCGCCGGCAGGGTTTCTTTGCTGCGTGCTTCGATCTGGTCCATCGCGCTACGGCTGGCGCTGGTGTCACCAACCGTCGTTTCTGACTCGCTGGTTGCCTTGATCGTGATCGTTCGAACCGCCGCGATTGCCTTGGCGATCGGGATGGCGGTGCCTGCGTCGTCAACCGGCGTCAGATACTGATGCCAGTCCTCGATCCAATCGCTGAGGTCCTTCTGCGCGAGGCGCTCACCGGCAATTGCCTGGACGGCCTTATAGCCAGCGGACGCCTTCAGCTTCAGCACTGCGCGGTCATCGGCGTGACCTGGCTCGTTGACGTCGCCAAGGTTGAAGAGCAGTGCGCAGCTCATTTCGTCCTGATTGATGAAACCGCGAGCAGCATCGGTGGCACGGTCAGTCACGTAGGCGCTGAAGTCTGCCAGTGAATGGGTGGAGAAGATGCCGCGAAAGCGGCTGCGCAGCGCCTGGTATTTCTCAAGGTCGACGACCTTTGTGTTTTCAGGCAGCACCACCGTAGGCACCAAAGTGGCCAGCGACTTGCCGGTCGCTTGGAGCGACGTGTCAGTGATGAGTTGAATTGCTTCTTTGCTCAGGGACATTTTCAAAGTCTCTAGGGGAAGGGAGGTGCAGCGGTGAATCAGGTGCGGGGCTTGATCGGCGCTTCGTCACGGCTGAAGAGCTGGTCGTGTTTCTCCTGAAACAGGGAGATTTTGCCGCCGGTGCCGACGTGCATCGGTGTGTCGAGGCTGGTGTTCTCGCTGCGGGTGCCGCGCTTGGTCGGCACCTTGTAATCGAGTTTGTGCTTGATCTTCACCATTTGGCCTTCGCCGATCTGGCTTAGGTCCAAGGTGATAACCAGCTTCCCGGCTTTGCCGTGGTCAACAACGCCGGCGGCTACTTCTGAGAGGGCGTGACCGATCTGGCTGGCGAAGGCGCCGCCGTTGAGCTCCTCGAGGAACTCGGCGGTATCAGTTGGTGTGGACATGCATGATTCTCCGGAAGGCGCTTTAGGCCGCTGGGTGGGAGTTGGTGTTGGGAAGCGCGCTTGCGCTGTTGTGGCGGTTTGATGAAACGTCTCACGCTGCTTTCACCTGGTTCCAAGCCCCGGCGGCGGCGAATACCTTCGCTGCGAGCGCTTCTTCCAGCGAGATTGCGGCAGGAATAGCAATCCACCCGTAGGCCACCAAGTGCTTGGAATTGCAGCTGTCACGCAGCTCTGTGTAGTAGTGCTCGATCGCTTCGGTGAGCTGGGCCGCCAAATACATACCCACCGGCGCGATCTCGATTGACTTCAGATACTCGCTGCCGTCCTGTCGGATGCACATGCAGCTGATGTAGATTGTCCAGCGATGCGAGACATCGAAGATGGCGTCGACAACCTGTCGGCTACGAATGACCCGTGCGGTCTTCCAATTAAACATCCACTGGCGCCCGCAAGGATCGATGTTCACGACGCAGACATGATTGGTGCTCAGCAGCGCACGGCATGAACGCTCGATGCGGGATTTGATGTTATGCGGCTTGCGCTTGCTCATAGCGCCCCCGTCGCTTTCCCCAGAGCCCGACGCTGAGCAAGCGTCATGGGGCGCGCTTTACGCTTAAGTACCGTTTCAGGGTCTATCCAGTCGCGACGTTTTGGCGGGACAGGGTTGCCGGTGAAGCACTCCCCATGGGTGATGCGACCACCGCCCCTCTCGTACGCAGCCATAGCAGCGGCAAATTCCGCTGACTTGTCACGGTTGGATGTGTCCGGGCTCAAGCTGAAACTGGTCATGCTGCCACCTGCTCGAGGGTTACCCCCGGCACGTTGAATTCAGAACCCTGAGCCTCAACCAGATCATCGAGGCCCTGCCAATTGACGGTGAGCACGGTGATGGGCACTTCGCCCGCGGCAACTGCCTTCACCAAAGCTTCAAGGTCGGTCACGCGCGCTTCGTACTTGATTGGCTTGGGTGCAACCTTGGCGGATGGCACTGCGGTTACGCGCGCCGAGGACTGCTCGGCCTTGGCTGGCGCAGCGCTAATAACTGTCGCCGATGCTTTAGCCTCGGCTGCAGTACGTTCGGCCGCTTCACGATCTATACGCGCAACCTCTTCCTTGCGGACGCGCTCGCGCTGAGCGGCTTCCTTCGCCTCTTCTGCCTGCTTGTGCTCATTGAGCCGAACCTTGATCAGCGACACGAGATCCTCGTTGGCTTTCAGCACCAACTGCTCAACGTCGTTGAAGAGGAATGTGTAATCGGCTGCGAGCTCATCCAGGCTGTTCAGGTTGCAGCGGATGCTGTCGCCCAGCTGACTGGCTTCGATCTTGGCGCGGGCCAGTTCGCTATCAGCGGCATCGCGCAGGCTGGTGATCGTCTTTTTGCCCTTGATGGCCCCGGCGAAATCAGCGACCACTTTCGGCAGTCGCGCCTTACCACCAAGAGAAGAGTTGATCTGGTCGATATGGGTTTGCAGCGACTTAGCCGCGGTCATCACGATGTCGTCGCGGATGGCGATCTTGCGTGCCTTCACCAGCTTGTCGAGTTCGAGGCGCTTGCTGCGGGCTTCAGCGCTGATTTCGTCGATGGCGCGGAAGAGGGCGTCGATACTTTCTGTCTGGCTTAATGCGTGCTGCTTTGCTGCTGCCAGGCGCTCTTCGACATCGCCGCACCACTTCACTGTTTTCTCCGCGTCGGCGAAGTGCTGATCGGTCTGGAGGTCCGTGTTGATCGCCCCGAACACAGCCAGCGAGTGCGCCTTGAACTGCTCAAGGTTGCTGGCAGTGACCATGCCGGTTACTTCGATGCGCAGCGCTGGCAGGCTGTCCGGGGTTTTGCCGACCGCTTCGATCACTGCCTCTACCGGTGAGTGCCCGGCGAGATCTGCTTCGAACTGCTTCCAGCCTTCGACCAACTGCGTGGCGCGGCCAGCTACGGGGCGATATTCCATCGACACGAACTTGTCAGAAGTGCCGTCGGAGCAAACGAAAATCACACGCTCGGCGCCGCTCACCAGCAGTTGCTGTTCCAGCTGCCAGTAGTAATGCGCGTCCAGCTGTTCGGCACGAACCTGGGCGACCAGGGATTCATTCCAGAGCTTGTGCTCAAACAATGTCTCACCGAGCATCGTCGCGCCATCCATTGACGCTAACAGGTTTCCGCTAGTGCCTACGACCGGGTAAAGCTCCTCGCCGATCATCGCCTCAACCAACGGCCGGGCCATAGCCTCGGTAGCATGGCCGCGATCAAAGATGCGTTGCATCTGCGGGGTGACCTCCGGCGTGATGCCGGTCTTCTTCATGGTCAGCAGTTCAGTGCGGCTCTGGTACTTCGAGGCTCCCATCATCGCCGGGGCTTCCGAAGCGGTGAAGTGATTGGCGCGGAGAGCGTGCCACTCGGCGCTGCCTTGGGCTACGTTATGGATTTTCATGCTGCCTCTCCGTCGAGTGCTTTCAGGTTTTTGATGGTGGTGGCCTGATCATCCGTCAGCGTGTACTTGCTGCTGATGGTCGCGATCAGGTGGTCAGGACTGGTTCGGCCGGAATCGATAAGCGGCTGCCACTTCACCAGGTTTTCCGTGAGCAGTTCAGCCGGGTACTCGGGCAGTGCCGCCGGCGCATCAATCTTCGGTACGCTGCTCAACGTCGCGCCCGACTCGCGCTCTTTCGGCATGTCCTGCAGCTCTTCCGCTACCGGCATGCCGCGCAGCACATCAGGGAAAACGTCACGCAGGGCGAACGCTCGAGCGCGCATCTGGCGCATCCGCTTCGGGTGCTGCGTCCAAGGGCCAGATTTGCCCATCAGTCCAGCGACCTTCGCGTCATCCATGCTGAACGTGCGGACCTGTTCGTTCTCGCCACGGCGCTTCACTCGGCATGTGGCGACGTGGCCGTCGTCTTCCTCGTAGACGTATTCGCAAAGAGTCGAGCCGCGCACCAGGGCGATGACTGCGTCGCCCCATAGCGCCGGACGACCGTTGATGACTGCGATGTTCTGCATCGCTTGCAGCGGTTGCAGGCCAAGCTCAAGGCCCCACTGGATCGCCACCAGGATGTTTCCGGGGTTGCCGAGGAACTCTTTCGGCACAATGGTCGACTTGGCGAGGATGTCAGCGAACGCCATCGCCTCCGTCAAAGAGGAGGGGGTGAGGCTGAAACTCTGCTTTACGGTTAAATCAGACATGACTATCTCCACGCGCCATGCCGTTGCCGGGGCGCTGCGATTGAATTGGGAAGGGTTATTGCGTGATGTGCGTGGCGTAGGCGCTGGCCAACATCCAAGCGGTGCAAACGGTGAGGGTGATGAACGAGCCGCGCCATAAAGCCCATCTGCGGGCTTGCTGACGGGTCATTGGCATGGCTTCGGCCTAGCCACCGGGCGACGCTTCAACCACTCGGCTTTGATCGGGTAGGGCAGGTCCGCAACCCGCATGCCCTTGGGACAGACCAACGTGCCGCGCACCAGCGCTTGAGCATCGTCAATCTGTTCGTCGATTAGAGATTTCACGGTCGGGGTAGTGTTCATGCCGCTCTCCTTTTCTGCCGCTCAATCACGGCATAAAGCCGGTTGCAATAATGGGTCAGCTCATCATTGGTGATGGCGTCGTCCCGGTGCAGATTGGTGATGATTCGCATCACGTTGACTTCGTTAAGCGGAGGACAGTCAGTGCCATTCATGCCGTCAAGCGCTACATCTATGAGGATGTGAGGACTCATAAACCCTCGTCCTCTGCCTGCGCTTCAAGCCCCGCTTCGGCATGGGGTTTGACCAGCTCCACCGCCATTTCGTAAAGCTTGCCCTCGGGGTGATCGCTGTGACCGAGCAGAAGGCGCGCCATTCTTTGTGCAGGCGCACCACTCACCGCAGCGATAACTACTTGGGCGAACATGTCTTCGTCGTCCTTACCGGCGATTTGACGATCATTCAGATGGTCCTGAACTTTGGCGAGGAAGGCGTCGTAGCTGACAACGATAGGCATCTGACCAGGGCGGCGGATGATGAGGTCGCAGCCGCGAACCAACTGCTCGGCCTTGTCCTCGACCCAGCGGCTCGCCGCTTCCTCGTATCCGGAGTCATCATCTGGCTCCATGCTGTCCCAGCGGGCTTGCGCTCTTGCTAATGAGTTCATGATCGCCTCCGTGGCGAGCTGATTGATCGCATTGGCCAGATGCCAGGCACGGGTGACCAAACCCAGCCGTGAGACTGGCCTGGCATCTGCCGATGCGATCGATAGAAGGGTTGGGTTCCGCATGTGCGGGCACTACTTCGATGTGCTTCGAGGGGTGGGCCTGCCTTTCGGCCAATGCGCGGTGACATCGACGACCCTGCTGTCCGCTGCCTGTAAGGATGTTGGTCGCAGGCTTCAGGCTTTCTGCGACGCACAGGTGAATCGGGTGCGTTACTTCATCGTGGCGTCTCCCATTCAGGGTTTCGACTGTGGGGAAATCCGCTGACAGCCGGAGCAGGTGGGCGGTTATAGGCCGCAGTTTCGTCCGCATCCTTCATCCAACTCATCAAATTGGCTGAGGTGATACTTACTGGTCGTATGGAGGTTTTTCGCCGATGCGGGCGATACGCTCTTTTTGAAACTGCTCCGCCAAGTCGAATGCAATGGAAGCCAATGACGCGTTTTTTGGCGACTTGCCCCCTGCGAGCATTCCGACAAGCGTCGCTGTAGCCAATGTTTCCAGCTCTTCATATTCATTTCGTGTCATGAGTCATCCATCTATTCCATCGAATTAATATCAATCCCGGTCAGCGTTAATCTGCTTAAAGCTCGTCGGGGTGAGGGTTATGCTGCAGCCTTGCAGTCAGCCGCCGTCATTCGTTGGCCGCCATCGCGCTCGACTACATGCACGGCGTTGGTGTATCCGCGCTCCGCGTTGAGCCTGTTCGCCTCTCTGATGCAGGCGTCCAGGTGGCCGTCGGTGAATACCTCTATCTCGCCGTGCAGGGTGACGCGAATGACCTTATTCATGCTTCTGCACCCGTTTTGTTTCCAAAACGCCCGGTCGCCCAGGCGTTTCAGAAATCGTTCGGTCTTTCATGGCTCCGTTAACCACGGTGGCCTTGGCTGAACTCGTGCAGTTTTTGCACGAGTTCGATCTCCACCACGCTCATCGCCCGATTCATATCTCTGATCATTGCCACTACTGGTGGCTCGACTGGCTTGCGTGGTTTCGCGCACTCACATGAGGGAGTACGGCAGCTACCAGAGGCTGCATGGACGACGGTTTAGCTTTCTCGCCACCGGGTTGGCCGGTACGTCGTTGGGTCACGTCAGGTTGTATAAAGAGCGTTCCGGTTACCCGAGGCCTCTCGGCCTGTCTCGGCGTGTTTCGCTTCGATGGATGAACAATACCGCCGGTATTGTATGAGGTCAATACCTCCGGTCATGTATTTTTTCGATAGGCGTAAAAATGCCCGCACGAAGCGGGCAAAGAGGGATGCGGTATCAGTCTTCTTTAGGGACGGTCCAGAAAAGCTGGATCAGCCCGTCATCACGGTAGGCGACGGTTACGTTATCGTTCTCCGCGATCTCGTCCAGGATGCGGTCCCAGTCGGCGGGGTCGTCGTTCGCCGAACGCTCCAACAGTACCGATTTCGACGTCTGGGCTTTGGGAGTGTTGATTGCCCGCTGAACGCGCATGCCGAGGAGCTCGTAGGAAGACGGCTCTTTCGGTGCCAGGGGTTTCTGCTTTGCCATGGGTTACCTCCTTGGATGGCTGTATGCATACACAGTAGTTCAAGGAGATTTTCCATGCAATCGGAAAGAGTACAAATGTGCTCTATATCCGATTGGGCGCAAGAAAGCCCGCAAGGGCGGGCCGTGGGCTTCTGCAACAACGAGGTCTACTGAATATCTATTTCGGCCTGTAGGCGATTGATAGCTTGCTCATATGCAGCCTTCTCCTGGCTCTCTTCCCCCCAATCTCGGGGTATAGCAAGCCAATCCATATAGCCAATCCATTTAGCATATGCTTCAAGCGTGGCGTCTCGCATGCTTGGATGAGCTTCGATTTCAGCCTTCAACAAGGGCTTCATCATTGGCTTCCCCTCAGCTACACAGGTCTCGGCTTGCTTGTATGCATAATCCAACGCCGCCTTATATTTCTTGCTGCTGGTACCATTTTTACGACCGATCAAGAAAGCGGACGTTGCTTCGCCTGAGCTGGTAAGGGCGCATTGAGATGCCGCACCTTTCAGCTGAATCAGAAATTTCTTGGGGTCGCCTTCACTCGATCCGAGCGCGTATAAAGAGGTGAAAGCGAATGCCAATGCAATAGCTGCACGCATTTCAAGATGCCCTCATCGGGGTACCGCAATGCTTACAAATGCTAGCGTCTTTTTTGATTCGTTCCGCACAGGCTGGGCATTTTTTGATGGATGCGCGCCAAACGAAAAACCCGATGATTAAAAGGGGTAGGCTAACTATGAGCAGCCATCCGGCCTCAATCGATTTGTGTGAGCCGATCAGAGCAGTTTGGGCCTCCATAAAACCTAGAGCGAAGCTTCCCGCGCCAAGCGCCATCAATATTTTCCCAAGCATCTCTAACCTCCATGTGATTGAGCCGCAATTCTACCATGCAGGCCAGCAGCCATCAGGCACAAAAAAGCCCGCTCAGTGGCGGGCTTGTCAGGAAGGGCAGATACGAAAAGCCCGGCGCTGGGCCGGGCTTCGCAACAAAAAATAAACCAGATTAATCCTCACCTATAGGGCTAAGACTTTTTCACTAACTCCTTTAGCGCCTCTCTGGTTTCCTTCCTATCCTCCCTCATCTCAGCTCGCATTAGCTCAAACTCCCTGGCGCGGTCAACGCGGTCAGCGCGTAATTCCTGCCTCAGCGTGTCCCCGAGATGGTCAACGCCGCTAGAAGCCTCAGCCTTGGCAGAATCAAGCTTTAAGTCGAGGTGAGCGTAAGCGCCCCAGCCAAGCGCGGAGGCAGCCACAGCCGCAAGTAAAATCGGCAGTGTTATGGAAACGAACAGGTCTTTCCTAAAAGCGCTCATGATATTGATCGAACCCTCCGCTGATTCCGGAGTATACACCTGCTCATCAGCCGGGAGGGGCTCAGCCGGCCTTGAAGTGTCCACATTCTCAACCTCCCAAAAGAAATTGCGCTGGCTATATACAGGCAGCGGGTGCCTATCTTCGACCTCGAATAAGTCAAAAAAATCGTAAGAACGCATTGCTGCCGACATGATTACTGTTCGCCAGTCATAGCGGCATAAGTCCGACCTGCGTGGAAGAGTTTCGTATCTCCGCAGAAGTCGCAGGTGGCCACAAAGAACCAAACCCCTATTCTAGCGACGTTTGGCACGGGGGTCGCTACCACTCCAGCAGTGCCACCTGCAGGCGAGGGCGCCACCTGATATTTGCCTTCGGCGCAAAACACGCAAGCCCGGCCGGGTCGCATCCGCTCAAGGTATGACTCGAACGCATCCAGAGGCACCTTCAGGGCTTTGTTCTTGGAGACCTCCGCATCTCCAGCAGCTTCAGCCGTGGCAGTGGCGCTGCCCATTTCCTCGTTCACGTCAATATCCCTCAGTTTGAAGTTCCAATCCTACAAATCCCCGCCGCGCCAGATAACCCGGCCAATTATGCGGTGCTCGTTCACCTCGCTGCGCGATAGCAGCAGATCGGGGTACTCACCCTTATCCTCGTTGTCGCTACGGATGATCCAGCCACCCAAGGGGCTCTGCACCAGGCGCTTCACAATGGAGCCCCTGTCGTTACTGGTCAGCACGAAAACATGCCCGTCAGTTGCTTCGGTGCGCGACGTGTCGACTAGCAGCACGTCATGGTCATTCACCGTGGGCCACATGCTGTCGCCGTCTGCGTACATCACGAACAAGTGGTCAGCCTTGACCCCCTTTGTGCGCAGCCAGTCCAGCTTAAAGGCGAGGGTAGCCAACGTTTCGACGTGGGGGTTCTCATGGCCGAAGCCTGCCGCCGCTTTAGCTGAGTACTGAGGGATATGGGCGTAGCGCTCATCAATCTCTGAGCCGTCCGCTCCTGCGGGGAAGGGGGAGTTCGCGGCAGGCGCATCAGTAAGCTCTGCACCTGATCGAGTTTCGGTAACCGCTGAGCTAAGGCCCATAGCCTCGATTTGTTGCGCGAGGATCGGACTGATCTCTGAGACCGGCACTTCCAAAAGTTTGGAAAATACCGCCGCCGCTTTGAGGCTTAGCGCTGTGCGCCTATTCATGAAATGGCTAACCGCGCCCTGGGTAACACCATCGCCCAGACCCTCGGCCAGCTTTTCTTGCGTCAATTTCAAGGATGCACGTTTTCGCTGAAATATTTCTTTCAGGCGGTCGCTGTCTTCCATTTGCCAATCAGCAAGCGGGAGTCTTCGGGAGTCTTTGGTCATCGGCAAATGATAATACCTGCGGTATTCGCTCAGCCAATATCGCCGGTATTGACGGCGAACAATACCGGCGGTCATAATCGTGCTGTTCACAAACGTTGAGGACGCCGCTATGCGCCGTATCCCGCTTACAGAATTCGCAAAAGAGCACGGCCATACGAAGGCTGCGCAGATGCTTGGCTGCACGCAAGGCGCTCTAAGCAAGGCCATCCGTGTTGGCCGTGACGTGTTCGTCACTTTCCTTGAGGACGGAACCTTGTCGGCTCAAGAGCAGCGCCCGTTTCCTTCGCAGAAGTCTGCGGCGTGACAGTAAACCTTGAGCTCAACGACACAGTCGCCTGCTCGAAGCCACGCAAAGCATCACGGCTCAACTGATCACGAAATGGCCCTGCCTTTGATTCAAACGCAGGCCACAGCCTGATCTGACAAGCCAAGGGAAGAGTGGATGCCAAGGCAGCCACAAAGCAGCGAAGGGCGTCTATCTCGCCTTGCAGTTCGGAAGAGTCGGTCATGGATAAGTCCTTGATCAGTTGATGGGCAAATGATCGCGGAAGTGCTGGCACAGCGCCACGCGAGACGAATAGGGGTTTTCGCAATGGAAGAATTTGAAAGAACACTGCACCGCGAAGTGAAAGCCGGTGGCGGTACTGCTTTGGCAAAGCGTATGGGCGTTAACGAAACGCGCTTGCTCGATTGCGCGAACCCGAACCGTGAAGCGCACCGGATGAATCTGGAGATGTTCGGCCAGGTGCTGGCTCATCTTTCAGATGA